GCAGCGGTCTCCCTAGGCCGTCTCACTGGCGGGCTGCGGTGTTAGTCGCAGTCCGCCCTTTTACCCTCGGGGGAGGGCATGATTATTGGGGGCTTTCATTCTCGTCTGTTTGGTCCGTCGCGCTCTGAAACGCGGGCGGCGGTAGAGGGTTATCGCGATCTTCTGCGCGAGAGCATCCCCGGGGAGACGTTCCCCGTCACCGATCTGGCGCGGGACTACGAGGACGCCCGGCAGAAGCACGGCTGGCCGCCGCTCGATGCGACGACGCTGCTGCGTGAGCTGGAGGCCCTCGGCATTCGCCAGTTCATGGCCATCAAGGTGCCGTGGGCGGTGAACGGTTCGCCACCGCCCGTTGCCCTGCCGAAGCCGGCCGAACCGGAAGGCCGCTTCGAATTCGCCGAACCCGCAGCCGAACCGTTCGAACCCGAACCGGTCATGGCTTCGGTTCGCCCTCTGCGAACGGTTCGGATCGTCAATTCGGGAAAGGTCTCGAAGGCCGAAGCGCTCGCCGACCTGCAGGCGCGCCTGGCGCGCGGCGAGACCATCCCCTCACAGCAGGCGCTCGCGGAGAGCTGGGGCCGCGCCGAGGGCACGGTGAGCGACTGGATGTCGGCATGGCGCCGCGCGGGGCTCATCCCGCAGCCGGTGCGGGACTGGCGCTCGAACAGCTATCGCCTGCCGAACAGCGCGAGGGCCGCATAGATGCTCACGCACCAGCAGCGCGAAGTGATGCTGTTCGTTGAAGCCCATCAGGCGCGCACGGGCGGGGTCTCGCCGTCGCTTGCAGAGATCGCAGAGCATTTGCATCAGCGCAGCCGGTCGAATGTCGAGCGTCTGCTGGTGGGCTTGGAGCAGCGCGGGTTCATTCGCCGGCTGCCCCGCGCTGCGCGGGCCATTGAGGTGTTGAGGCCAGTGAGCAGGTTCGCGTTTCACCGCTTTGATGCGGAGACGAAGCAGTTGCGTCCGTTTGCGTCCCCAAAAACGAAGGAAGCCTCGGAGGGCTAATCCGAGGCTTCGATACGGTTTCAAATCGGGTGCTTCGGGTCGGTTGGCGCCGACGTGGAAGCTGAAAGGATGCGAAGTGTTTATACGCCTTACGCAGCGCGCCTGCAATAGCTTGCAAGTAACTTTTCGGGGGCTGGCATGCTGAACAGCCTCACGAAGCAGGAGATTGGCGTACCCGACGCCGAGATGCGTCAGCCGCCGTTCAATCTCGAGCTCGAGCAAGCCCTGCTGGGTGCGCTGCTGATCAACAACGCCACCTATGAGCGTGTGGCAGGCATCATCGACGGGCAGCACTTCTTCGACAGCCTGCACGCGCAGATCTTCGATGTGATCGCCGACCTCGCCGGAAAGGGGCGCGCAGCGACGCCTCTCACGCTGCGGACCTATTTCGAGGATGCGCCGGACATATCTGCTGGCCTCACCGTGCCCCAGTACCTCGGCACGCTCGCCAGCAAGGCGACGACGGTCATCAACGCGGTCGACTACGCCCGCGCCATCGTCGATCTCTCCACCCGCCGCGCGCTGATCGTCATCGGCGAAGACGTCGTCAACAGCGCCTATGACGCCTCCGCGACCATCGCCCCGCAATCCCTCATCGAGGATGCCGAGGCGCGGCTATTCGAGATCGCGGAGAAGGGTCGCAACATCCGCGACGAGATCATGTTCGCGGACGCCTCGCTGCAGGCGGTGAAAAGCGCGAACGATGCATACCGGAGCGGCGGGCGCATGCGCGGGCTGTCAACGGGGTTTGAAGACCTCGACAACAAGCTCGGCGGGCTCCAGCAGTCCGATCTCATCATCCTCGCCGGCCGCCCCTCGATGGGCAAAACGGCGCTCGCCACCAACATCGCCTATAACGTTGCGCGCCAAGGCCTTGCCGTCGATTTTCGCTCGCTGGAAATGAGCGCCGAGCAATTGGCGTTGCGCATCCTCTCCAGCGTCTCGGGCATCCCCAGCGAGAGGCTGCGCCGGGGGGATTGCAGCGAAGACGACATGCGCAGGCTCATCGAGGCACAGCGCAAGATCGCCGACACGCCCCTGATCACCGACGAGAGCGGCGGCCTTTCCATCGCCCAGCTAGCAGCGCGGGCCAGGCGCACCAAGCGCAAGCACGGAACGGAACTAATCGTCGTCGACTACCTGCAGCTCATGGCGGGCAACAAGCGCGCGCGCGACGGGCGGGTGCAGGAGGTTACGGAGATCACCACCGGCCTCAAGGCGCTCGCCAAAGAGCTGCAGGTACCGATCATCGCGCTGTCGCAGCTCAACCGCTCCGTCGAGGGGAGGACGGAGAAGCGACCGCAGCTTTCCGACCTCCGCGAGTCGGGATCGATCGAGCAGGACGCCGATATCGTGCTCTTCGTCTACCGCGAGGAGTACTACGTCGAGCGCCAGCAGCCCGATCCGTCGGACATGGAGAAGACTGCCGAGTGGATGCGGAACATGGAGCGCGTCGCCGGCAAGGCCGAGGTCATCCTCGGCAAGCAGCGCCACGGCCCCACGGGCGTCGTGCAGATGGCTTTCGACGGCAAGCTGACGCGGTTCTCCGATCTGGCGCGGGAGTATGCCTCGCCATGAGCAACTTCGGGCACAATAGCGGCGATACGCTGGATGACGATTTGGATACGCGCCCTGGTGACTGGATCGCACTGTCTCGCAAGGTGCGTGAGCATCCCGTCGTAGGGCTCGGAAACCCCGTGAAACCGGCCGACCCAAAGCGGGGATCGTGTAGCCGTTTCGAGGCGTGGTTCGACCTGCTTTGTCTCGCGCAATGGAAGCCGTCGCGCATCAACAACAAGGGCCAAGTTATCACCCTCGACGTGGGGCAGCTGATGGGTGCTCTGCCGTTTTTGGCCGATCGGTGGAATTGGACCGTTGCGGCGGTGCGCTGGTTTTTATCCACACTGGAGCGCGAAGAGATGATCTCTCGCGCATCACCAAACACAGTGGATCACGACAGCCGCAACAGCAGGCAACCAACAAACAAGTGCAACGTCATAACCATAAGGAATTACAGCAGATATCAGCTTCTTGCCGAGGCTGTTGACGCCTACGTACAGCAGGCAAAGCAGCAGGCGAACGACAGCCGCACAGCAGCCGAGCAGCAGGCCAACAGCAGCAACTTAACACTTAAACACTTAAACACAGACTCTCCCCCCTTCCCCCCTCCGGGGGGCGACGACGTGAAGACGCGCCGCAAGGCAGAGAAGGCGGCAGAGACGCGCAAGCGCAAGGCCGAGCGTGCGCAAGTCTGCGACGAGGCCTTCGATGTCTACAACAAGGCCGCCGCGCATTTCGGCTTCTACGCATGCGAGAGCCGCACCGACGAGCGGCGAGCAAGGATGCTCAAGCGCCTCGACGCGATCGGCGGCATCGAACGTTTCCGCGTTGCGCTTCGGCAAGTCGGCAAGGACGAGTTCCTGTCGGGTCGCGCCCCTGGCCGCGACGGCAAGCCGTTCCGTCTCGACATCGACCGGCTGCTCTCGACTGGTAGCGGATTGGGCGATGTCCTGGCGCGGTTGCTTGACCTGGCCACCGATGTGGACATGACGGGCCCCAACGGTAAACGCTGGGGATGGTGGCGCGGCAAGGAGGCCGAGTTCCGGTCGCTCCCGCTAGACTACTGGCGCCGCCTCGACGCCGATCAAAAGCCAAACGGCACATGGCCATGGTGGGTCATGGGTGCACCTCCCGGTCATGAGGAATGCATGATGCCGGCGGAGCTGGTCGCGGAGCGGGGCTACACCGAAATCTACCAAGGGAAAATCACCCATGACTGAGTTGTTCGACCGGCTTCTCTCGAGCGGCAACGCGCTCCTCATCGACATCCTGGAGTGTGCATTCGATGCGATTGGCCCCAAGGACAAGTACGGATCTCCCATAGAGGTGGCCTTTGCAGCGGCCACGCATGCCCTTTGCACTACGCGTTTTCAGGATGAAGTCGGATACGTCGCTGAGTTTGGCCTCACGCACCGGCAGTTGTGTGAGCGCCCTATGGAGGGGCGTCAATTCGCTGCCGTCGCGCCGCAGGTTCAGATTGGACTCTCCCGCGTCGATTTTCTGATCGTTCATCCTCGCGGCTTGAGCGGGCTTGGTGGTGTGGTCATCGAAGTCGACGGCCACGACTTCCACGAGCGAACGAAAGAACAGGCTCAGCGTGACAAGGCTCGCGATAGAGAGCTTCAGGATCGGGGATTTCGCGTCTTCCGCTTCACGGGCAGCGAGGTTTGGCGCGATCCGTTCTCATGCGCGCAAGACGCGATAATGCACGCTCATTCTGTGTCGATTGATGCCTTGCATGCCCGCCACCTAATGAGCGTCGGCGATATCAATGGCGCGAAGAGAGCACTGAGTTGGATGCACTAATAGCTTACGGGAAACGAAATGCAGCAGACCAAGGCAAAAATCACCGACCGCGAGCGCGATGAAATGCGCAAGTTGCGCAAGCTGGGCTGGTCGGTGAACGGCCTTGCGCGGCGCTACGGGGTCGACGTCGAGCAGGTCTATCGCGAATTGGGCGAGCAATCACCGCGCTCGGCCGCGGCTTAAGGGGGAACCATGGGGGCGAAGCGCAAACTCACGACGGAAGAACGCCAGGCACAGCGCCTGCGCGTCATCCGCAACCGGACGTACAAAACGCTGCGGGACGAACTGGGGATCGACGTCGATGTGCTCGTCGCCGATGACAAGGCGGCCTTGGCGCAAGCCGAACGCAACGTCGCGAAGCTGCGACAGGTCGGGCAGCGGATGCGAATGGGGCAATCCCCCACAGCGCCGACACCGGAACGGCGGCGGCATGCCACGGCTGCGCCGCGCACGATCGAGATCAGTCCGGCGCAGCCGGTGGCGCACCGGTTCGAGTGGCCATTGGAGACGATCCGCGACCGGCTCACGAGCTATCAGTTCGAGGCAGCCGAACGGCTGCGCGCCGCCTACCTCGACATGCAGCCACGCTCAGCGGTCGCGGACACGACGGGAGCGGGCGGAGCCTCCGATCCGTCGGGGCGACTGGCGATCACCGAGCAGATGGAATTTGCCTCGCGCGAGTTCCACTGGATCGTTGGCCGGCTGGATCGCTCGATGCGCCGCATCGTGGAGAACTTCATCCTCGAAAGTGTACCCCACGGCCGCGAGCGGTGCCTCACCATTGCCGAGTACGGCAACAAGCTCTCCGGCATGGGCGGGCAGAACCAGGGTCGCGCGGCGGGCCTCACCGCCATCATGCTCACATGCGACCGGCTCGGCTATCTCTGGCACGACTACGATGGCTGGAAGCGCGAGCAGTGCCTCAGGACCGATCGCATGATGCACAGCGAGATCGGACAACGGGCGGGACGGCAGGGGTGGATCGTTGCGCTGTGGGCGTTCTGCCATCGCCACCATCGGCTTCCGAACCTTCAGGGTGAAATCGACGAAATCCGCAACTGTCACGACCGGGAAGCATTGCGCCTGCGCAACGCGCCGCCGATGGAGCTCGAGCGCTACCACCGTCGCCGGGACCGTCTGACGGGCATTGCTTTCCGTGACAGCGACGAGCGCGTGAGGGTGGTGGCATGACAACGGTTGCCGAGCATCCGCGGCTTGACGATCACCAGCTTCCGGCTCCGCTTGTGGACGCATTCGCACAACTGCTCTGGATCCGGCTCCGGCCGTACCTTGCACTCGGCCCGAGCGGCCGTGCGGGTATCTGGCGGTGCGACTTCGACGATTTACCTGACATGGCCAAGGCACCGCTGCAGCTCGCCGCACGCGATGTGCTGAAGGCAACCATCGTAGGGAGCGGTGTGCAATGAGAAACGACCGAGACTGGCGCGCCATCGACCGGCAGCGGCGCGCGGATGATTGGCGCTACGCTGGCGAGTTCTTTCTGTGGCCGCTCTGGGCGATAGGAGCGGTTATCACCATGGCGATGGTTGGCGCCGTCGTCATCCTTATCGCAGCCTGCGCTGTGTTGGTGCGGATGCTGCCGTGGATCGTTGCCATGTTCGCGGCGATCATCCTCGCTCGATGCGCGGGGGTGCTGTAATGCGAGTGCTCGTCTGCGGCGGTCGAAACTACGCCGACAAGGCCAAGGTCTATGCCACGCTCAATGCGCTTTGTCTCGATCGCGGCATGAAGGGTGACGAGGACGCCTACGGCAATTGGATGCCGAAAGACATGCGGATCATTCACGGCGGCGCCCCCGGCGCCGACGCTCTGGCCGACGATTGGGCCGTCGTGAATTGGGTCCCGGTCGACGAGTTCAAGGCCGACTGGACCATGCATGGCCCTGCTGCTGGCCCCATTCGAAATCAACACATGCTTGACGAGGGTAAGCCCGACCTCGTTGTGGCGTTTCCGGGCGGGCGCGGAACGGCCGACATGGTGCGCCGAGCGCGCGATGCTGGCGTCGAGGTGATCGAGATAGGATAACGGAGAGATTCAATGACCAAGCTCTCTTACGCGTGGGATGCGTTTCTAGTGGCGTTGATCATCGGCGGGTGGTTTGCCCTCTGCACGGCGCTCGTTGGCGCTCTGCGGGCCGCTGGCTTCGATCTAGAGGGGTGGCAGGGCACAGCGGTGATCCTTGCTGCGCTCGGAGCCATTCTCGGTGCCGCGCTGCGCATGGTGCGCGTGCGGGCGTACGATGCCGGTTTCGACCGCGGCCGTGATGGCGAGGCGGACGAGGCGCCGTTCTGAGTTTCGTTCTTGAAAACAGGAAACGCAAGCTAGGAGGCCCCATGCGCACCATCATCATCCTTGCCGCTCTCGCGGTGCTGTTTCCAACCGTCAGCCATGCCGAAGACTGGTCGCTGAGCACCTGGCAGCAGGGCCCGCGCTCGCCGTCTGCCTACGGGCACGCCAACAGAGCCAAGCCGAAGTGGCGCGCAACCGTACACCGCAGGAAACACCGGGAAGCACAGCCGCAAGAGAAGCAAGAGGTTCGGCTCTACCGGGCAGAGGATAAACCGCTTCCCGAGGGCGTAACATGCCAGCCCCAGGTGAGAGGGCTGGGAACCCAGTGGGTGGGGGAGCAGGGCGCACTCGATGCCGCCAAGAAAGATTGGATGGAAAGAGTGCGCTATGACCTGGGGGAATCCTACCTCGACATGGCGAATGCCCGCGATTTCGTCTCCCGTTGCGGGCGCGTGTCCATCGGTGAGGCGTTGGGGCAGGTGATGTATCGCTGCGAGATCAAAGCACAGCCTTGCAAGGGCGTGTTCGCGGCGAAGTAGGACACCTAACGGGGTAGCAGGAAAAAGCCCCGGCAGCCGTGAGGCCACCGGGGCAGATGAAACATGCAGAACTTGCAGGTTACGCGGTCGCGAGCGCTTTGCATCGGCCTTGCTGGGTTCGGGCAGGGACCAGGCCCGACCGTTCCCACTCGCGGATCCACTCCGACATCGTCGATTTGGCGACGCCGTACCGTTCGCGCAGCTCGTCCTGGGAGCCGAACCGTTCGCCGAGGGCAAGGCGCGTCACCAGATCGGCGGCGGCCTCGTCCTTCGTGTAGCCGCCACGGCCAGGGCGGTTCGGACGTTTAGGCGAACCGTTCGGCTGGCGAACCGTCTCTCCACCCCCGTTATCCGAACCGTTCGGCTGCGGGGCCGGCGAGGCGAACCGTTCGCGAAGCTCCGTCAGTTCGGCATCCGAAACCGAATTCAGTTCGGATGTCGGCTTCAGTTCGGCTTTCGCTTGCCGCTTCGGGCTGAACGCGAACCCGAACGAGACGATGGTGCCGAACTCGAGGAACAGGGTGGTGAAGAATGGGGCCAGCAGAATGGCCAGCGCCCGAACCTGATCCTTGTCGTAACCGAGCGCCGCCGCGACATTGGCGAACTGTTCGGCCTCGGCTGAGACCGGCTTGGCCGGTTCGAGAACCTGCAGCCGGGCTTCGAGGCCCTTCAGCGAGTTCTCATAGAAGGCGGCTGTCGCCTTCTTCGCCTTGCACTTCGGCCCGTCACCGCCGGCACACTCAGTATCGCGGGCTTCGCGCTTGGCCCTGACGGCTTCGCGCTCGGCGGCGATCTGCGCTTCCAGATCGAGACGCTGGGCCACGAGCTGGTCGTGCTCGACGCCGGAGACGAGGGTCTTCTCTGCCTGGCGGCCGACACTGGAATAAACAACAAGCCCGGTGCCGGCGAGGAAGAGGGCCGTAAAGCCGAGGACCGACAACCAGTGGCGTTGACGGCGGGCCATATCGGCAAGGTGGCCGACCATCAGCGTGCCGGAGACGGTGACGAGGGTGAGCCAGTGCTTGAGCGTGATTTCCGCCCCGTGCATGAGGACGTCCTCGAAGAGGATCGCCAGCGTGCCTGAGGCGAGAACGACGCCCGCCGCGATTGCAAGGCCGCGGCCGGCCGTGTTAGAGTTCGTCATAGCAATGTTCCTTCCTAGGGTTCGTTGCGGTTTCAGAGCCCGGAGCGGTTGCCGCCTCTCCGGGCTTTTGCGTTTCTGATGGGCCTCATCAGCGAGGGCTTGACCCTCGGACCATCGCCGCCCCGTGTGAGGCGGCGAGGTTTCGGCCTTTAGTTCGGGCGCTTCCGCTTCAGTTCTTCACGGATCGCGCTGACAACCATCCAGGTGATGCCGATGGCGGTGGTGACGAGGAGTACAATCCCGAAGATGTTGCCGGCCAGTTCTGCGTTAGACATTTGCTTTCTCCATGTGTTTCCAGCACTTGGCTGATGGAGTTAATATGGCATATGCGTATATACGCGGCAATACTCGACGCAACTTATCCCCTGTAACAATCTTCAAATGTTCGTGAATTGACGTGTTGGCCCGTGTATATACGTTGGAGTTCATGGAAAAGCGCAAGGCGATCTCGCTGAAACTACCGCCAGAGCTGCTCGACAAGCTCGACGACTACCGCAAGCGCCAGCCGCACGAGCCCACGCGAACGCAGGTGATCGAGGATGCGATCCGGGCTATCGTCGAGAAGGGGAAGCGCAAATGAGATGGCTGGTCGCGCTCGCTGTGTTGATCGGCGCCATCGGTCTGATCGCCACCACCGACCCTCATCGGCCGTCGTCGAGGCCCACCCCGTCAGTGGACGAGAACGCCAAACTCGATGCGGAAATAGCGCACGCCCTCAAGACGACTGGCGTATATGTGCCGAAGAACGCACGGAAGGCGCCGCCACCCTCTGAAGTGGATCGTGTCAAGATCACCGATTTCACTTGGGGCAAAACGGGCTTCGGCAGTGTGATGGAGGCGAGTTTCACCGTGCGCAATTCGTTGCCCTATGCGGTCAAAGACATTGCGGTGAAGTGCAGTCTGCACGGCGAGAGCGGCACCGAAATTGGTAGGGCGGCCAGGACCATTTACAGGCGCTTCCCACCCGGCGCTACGCGCGTAAAGGACTTCAGCATGGGGTTCATCAATGATCAGGCCCGGGGCGCGTGGTGCGAGGTTGTTGGGGTACAGAAGTGACGTAGCCAAGGATGGATCGGAGCAGCGATGAGCGGCGTTGATGCCTTAGCTGAGGGCTTTTACTGGGTTCTGATGCGAACCGGGGAATGGTCGGTCGCGCAGGTCGACTTTATTGGCGATAGCGATGACGAAAAAGGCGATGCGTCTGCGTGGAGTTGGTCTGCCATCGGCAGCGAGGAGCCATGGGCGCTTGAGGACTTCGCGGAAATCGGCCCACGCATTGAGCCGCCCGACGACAGGTCACCCCTGTTGCCCGAGGACGGACTTTTGAACGTGCTCGAAGAGAAGCCGCCATCTACGGATCCTATCATTTGGGGCAAGAAGAAGTAGGCGTGGCGAAGGATAAGCTGGAGGGGAGATAGATGTCGGACGGCCCAGATAAATACGCATCCGCGATCGCGGCAAATGTAGCCTTGGAGTGCTGGTGAAGACGCTAGTCGCAAGCAAAGCGGTTGATAAATTCAAGTTCGATCAGGCGCTTGCTGACGCTCTGCGGCGACTGAATGCGTCAGACGATGCCGCGCAGCACGAGGCAGCTAAGGCACTCCAAGCTATCTATTGGCGGTGAGTTGTTTCACGCGTGAAACAGGATAGAGCCTAGGAGACCGGGAAATGCCGCGAGACGACCAAAGCCGCCTAGGCGGACTGCAATCGACCCTGGACGATGTGTTCGCCGTGGTGCGCAGCGTCGCCGAGTTGCAGCCCGCGTATGCGAGCGAAACGGACGGCTCGCTGTTTTGCTTCTTCTGCGACAAGCACATTGCTGGGGCGCCAGACGAGCAGCTTCTCGCGCACAATCACGAGCTGACGTGCCCATGGGTGCAGGCGCAGCGCTTGGCCCGGAAGTGATCACGGCGATAGATTGTCCGAACTGTGGCCGAATTGCACTAGACCCGCTGGCCGAACAGAAGCATCTATTTTGTCAGCGTCGAGAGTTGCGAAGAGGCGGCCCCAAATCAGGGGCCTTTTTCATGCCCGCCGCGCTCTCAACGCGCTCTGATCACACCGAAATTCTCGAATGCTGCCCCGCCCGCTCGCAAGACGGCGCGCCGAGCCTCACATGACCTGATGCTTGAACGTAGCGGCGCCTAGCCAGATCGGCGGCGGTGGCGGCTCTATTCTTCGGCCCTGCTTGTTACGCCTCACTGAGGTGCTGCTCCCCGCAAGGATGCGGTCCAGGGCCGATCCCTTTCCCTGGTGATCCTCATGCCCGAAGTGAAGAACTACGTGGCAGAGCAGGACTACGCCAACGGCAAACCGGGACGCTACGTGCTCCGCATCTCCTTCGAATACGAGGGCAGGCCGTACGTCTTGA